TCCGGGAGCTGCTCGGCCACCACAGCGACCAGCCGACCCGCCGCTACGTCTCCGGCTACCAGTGGGATGTGCGCCGGCGGGTCGTCGACCTCATCCCCGACCCGCTCAGGAGGTCCTGACGATGCCCCACCAGTACAACGTCGCCGACGGCTACCTGCACACCGCCGAGGTCGCCGCGATCCTGCACGTCTCGCCCAAGACGGTCTCGCGCTGGGCCAAGGAGGGCCGGTTGCCGTTCCTCAAGACGCTCGGTGGGCACCGCCGCTACCCGGAGGCCGAGATCCGCGAGCTCGCGGCCGGCAACACGTTCGCGGCGACCGAGGGGGCGGCCCGATGAGGTCTCCGCACTTGACGACCGCGACCGCTCTGCACCTGCAGGGCGCTGATGCCCCGAACGTCTGGACGGTCTGGCACGACGACGGCACCGTGAGCGTGATGTTCGACGGCGCCCCCAACCAGTACTTCGGGTTCGCCGGCACGCCGCAGGAGATCCGGCTGGCGCTGGCCAAGGGTCTGGCCGCGGTCGACCGGGCCGTCGCCGAGCGGGAACGGGCCGCCAAGGCGGGTCGACCATGAGCGGCCCGGACCAGTCCAAGGCATTCCAGTTCATGCCGGCCAAGGATGCCTGGGCCGAGGTTGCCCGGGCCGAGGTTGCCCGACTGTTGGTTCTGAGGACGGAGCGCCACCCGAATCCAACACAACCAACGGAACCAACACCCCTCCAGAGGGCCAGGTGTTGCTGGTTGGCCAAGGAGCTGGGCCGATGAGGCGTGTGCTGGTCGTCCTGCTCGCCCTCGGCATGGCCGTGTTGTCGTTTGACGCCCTGCGGGCCTACGCCCTCACCGGTCGGCCCCTGACCGACGGCGTCATCCCCCAGGCGACGATCCTGCCGCGACCCTGGCTCGCCATGCTCTGGGCCGTCGTCGTCGACCTCGCGGTCGCGGCTGGGATCCTCGGCGTCAAGGACGACCGCCGCGACCCGTGCGCCTGGGCGATGCTGCTGCTCGCCCTGGCCGCCACGCTCGGGTTCCAGGTGTTCGCGCTGTCGCCGTTCGTCGCGCGGGCGGTCCCGCCGGTCGGGCTGGCCCTGGCGATCCTGGTCCTCGACCTTGGTCCGGCGCGACCCAAGGCGGCCCAGGCCGCGGGGCCGCCGCTGCCGGCCCGGGCGCACGCCTGGCTGCGTTCGTGGGAACTGGACACCGAGACGGCGGGGTCGGTGCCGGCCAGCACCTTTGGTCGGGGTGAGGACCCCGGCCCCGCCGGCCCCGTGCCGGGGTCGCGGGAGCGGCAGCCCGTGGCCCCGGCACGGCCCAACCCGGCCCGGCCCGGCGGCCTGACCCTGGCGCAGCGACGACGGGTCGAAGGGTGGGTCGCGGAGGGCCAGCGGAACAAATCGGAAATTGCCAAGCGGTTGGGACTGTCGGACCGCAAGCGTAAGGAGCTGGTTGGGCCGCTGGTGGACGAACTCTTGGCCCAGGTCGGACCAGGCAACAACGGTCAGGGGAGCATGAGAGAATGAGGGCATTAGTGGCCCCGCGAGGTGGGCACCTCCGGGGTCGTGGCCGACACCCCATGGAGGTGCCGAGCGTGGCTGAGCGTACCGCGTTCCTAGGGCCTCGGCCGGCTGAGCATCAGGTGAACCACCGAGACGGCGACAAGACGCGCAACATCCCCGCCAACCTGGAGTACCTGACCGCGCTTGGGAACTCCCAGCACGCTTCGCGCACTGGCCTACTGCGAACTGGCGAGCGGCACCAGAACTCCAAGCTCACCGTCGAGCAGGTGGCCGAGATCCGCCGCCTCTACCAGCCGCGCGTCTACAGCATGGCCCGCCTGGGCCGCGAGTTCGGGGTCTGCGCCCAGACCATCCATGTGATCATCCGCCGCAAGGGCTGGGTCCGATGAGGGCGGCCCTGATGTTCCTGGCTCTTGCAGCGCTCGCGTGGTGGCTCATCGGTGCGCCCCGGCGGGCCAGCAAGCGGCGTTCGCTCAGGCGAGTATTTCGCCACGTCGACGAGGTGCTCGGCGCCCGCAAGTTCGAGAACGACCGCCGCGTCAGCCGCCGCCGGCTGGTGGCGTTCTTCTCCCACGACCTGGCCAACCTCCTCTTCCCACCGACCCAGTTCGGCAACGCGGCGGCCCTGCCGTCAGCGCGGCGGATGGCCCGGTACGTCGACATCGACTGGGTCGCCAAGCCGTGGCCACAGCGGTACCACCGTTGGGACATCCGGGGGCTGTGGCTGCGCTGGACCAGCGAGGCCGGCGCCAACGCGCCCAACTTCATCGAGTGGCTGGAGCGGGGTCGGCCGGTGCAGGGCGGCGGGTTGGCCCAGGCGTTGGGCCTTGAGTGGGCACCGGGGCTGTTCGAGCACAAGCGGGACTGGTCGCGGGACCGGGTGCGGTTCGACCGGACCAGGCCGGCGGTCGTGCCGTCCGACTTCGACCTGCGCGGCGAGGTGAACGGTGGCGGCTAGCGCGATCGACGTGGGCCCGGAATCCGGCTACCTGGGCCGGGCCCTGGACCAGATCACGGGGCCGTTCGCCGTCCTCGACGGCGAGGTGCTGCGGATCCGCTACCCGTACGGGAAGATCCCCCACGCCAGGGTGTTCGGCGCCACCGGCGGCGGCAAGTCGACCCTGCTGCGGGTGCTGGTCTGGTACTTCATCACCCGGCCCAAGCCGCCGATCCTCTGCCTGGCCGATGGCATCCCCGACGCCGACAGCTTCAAGATGTTCACCGGCCAGCCCGGCGTCGCCAAGATCGCCTCGGGCGGGGACGCCACCGCCGAGATGGCGGTGGACGTGTACGGCATCTACCGCCAGCGCCTCGCCGACCTCGGCCGGGCCCGCCAGGAGGCCTTCGACAGCCGCCGGCGGCCGAGCTTCGCCGAGCCGCGACCGCTGTTCTTCATGGTCGACGAGTACCTGCTGTGGGTCCTGAACTACTGCCCCGAGGAGATCCGCGCCGAGGTCATCGACTGGTTCCTGGAGATCGCCCTGAACGGCCGCAAGGTCAACGTCTACCTGCTGCTGGCGCTGCAGCGCTGCGGCGTGTCGGACGCCAAGGAAGGCCTCCCTGGACCCTTGAAGGCGGCGCTCAAGTGCTGCATCGGCGCGATCGGCGAGGTCGGCCTGGACGGCTGGGAGGCGACGCTGGGATTCGACGACGCCAAGGTCGCCGACCGCGTCCCCCACATCGAGGGCGGCGGCTACATCAAGGCTAGCGGCGCCGAGGTCGCCTTCCGCGTGCCGTGGTTCCCCGACATGACCGACCCCAAGCACGCCGGGCGCATGACCGACACCGAGATCACCGACTGGTGGGCGATGCTGCCACGAGGGGCCGAGGAGGCCGCGCAGGCGGCCCAAGAGCTGGCCGGGGTGGGGACATGACGGCGCCTTCTGCCGGCAGGGTCGAACCATCCACTGCGTTCCTGGTTCGTCCAGCCTATGAGGCGTGTCAAGGGGAGCGTCCCAATGCGACCTGAGCAGAGCGCCGAGGCGCGCTGGCTGGCACGGGCCGCTCGGGTCGAGCGGCGACTGGGCGTGCCGGAAACCGACCAGCGGACGGTAATCGCATTCCAGGGGTGGAAGTGCGCGGTCTGCGGCCTCAAGGACCAGCCCGGCAAGACCCTGCATGCCGATCACCAGCATGACGGGCGGCGGCTGTTCCGCGGCTACCTCTGCAAGCGCTGCAACGAGAAGGCCGAGGCGTTCGAGGCCTACTTCGCCAACCCGCCAGCGCTAGTGGCCGGGGTGGAGTTCGAGGTACCGGCGCTGCTGCACGTCGCGATGGAGCGCAAGCGGGAGGCCGACCGCGGCCGCCGCCGCCGGCAGCGGGCCGGCCCGCAGCCGATACCCGAGGAGCCGGGCGAGCGGCAGACCTACCACTTCGGCGGCGGGGCCACCCGCATGGCGATCGAGCGACTAGAACGGGAGGCTTGACCATGGGCATCCTCGCCCGACTGCTCGGCATCGGCGTGCTCATCATCGGCGCCATCATCTTCCTGACCTTCGTGCTGATCCTGATGGTCACCAACCAGCTCGACCTGGCCGTGACGACCGCGGTGGCGATCCCGCGGTTCCTGATCTTGGACCTCGGCGGGCTGCTGGTCGAGATCGTCCGCAAGCTGCTGACCAAGGTCTGATGCTCGCCCAGGCCGCGCCAGCGTCCGACCCGACCGCGACGGTGCTGCTGTTCGGCGGGGTGTTCCTGGCGACGCTGCTGCTGGCGCCGGGGCGGGTCGGGGAGCGGCTGCACGCCTGGGCATTCGGCTTGTGCATCTGGCTGCTGCAGCGGCCGTTCGTGGCGCTGGCCGGCCTCGGCAAGGCGATCGTGGCGATGGTCGGCCAGGAGATCGCCCGCTGGCTCGCCGTCGGCATGTCGGGGCTGCTGGTGACCGCGCTGGCATGGGCGACCCTGCGGTGGCTCCCCGACGCGACGCCTGGGTATGACGTGATCCTGCTGTGCGTGGCGCTGCTGGGGATGATCTGGTTCTTCGCGGTGCTGCGGGCTTGGAAGCTCAGCGCGCAGAACCGGCTGTGGAAGGTCCGCCAGCAGCAGTTCTTCCGGCAGATGTCCAAGGAGGCCGCTGGCACCCGGCAGGCGGTCGAGCGGCTACAGAGGGGGAGCGGCCGGGTCGTTGAGGGGGTCGCCCGCCGGGCCCGCGGCACGCGGTTCGGTGGCGTGTTCCGCGTCAACCGCGACGCCGCCGCCGACGAGCAGGCCCAGCGGGAGATCGCCGCCCAGCGGGAGGCCGAGCAATACCAGGCCGAGGCCGAACGGGTCGCGGCTGAGCGCGTGGCCAGGGAACGCCGCGACCGCTGGGCCGAGCAGGCCGGCGCCGAGCACGATCCATTCTCCAGGCAAGGGAGCTGAACATGAGGAGCCTGCTACGGCGGCTGTGGAGGGGGCGGACGTGCGCCGGCCCGGACTGCGACGCCAGCCCGCGGGTCGGTCGCTACTGCGTCGCCTGCGCCGCCGCGCTGAACTGCGACCCCTGGAGGGGGTAGAGGTGACCTTCTACCTACTGGTGTGTCTCGAATGCGGTGGCCTCGACGAGGACCCGCTGGTCATGCCGTTCAAGAGCGCCGAGGACCGGGGCAAGTGGGCCGCCGCGCACACCCGGGGCACCGGCCATGGCCGCTGGTATGTGGAAGACGAGGAACGAGGGGAGGTCTAGACCATGCTGCGCCGCCGGGCTTACCCTTCAGGCATGGACCGCGACCGGCTGATCGCCCTCGTCTGCGACGTCGCCCTCGAACAGGGTGGCGACTGGGACGCCGTCGGCCGGGTCCTCGCTGAGCGGCTGGACGCCGACGACCTCGAACAGGCCGAGTGGATCGCGGCGTGGGTACTGGGCAACTACGAGGAACCCGGCCTCGGTCCCGACGTGGTCCGGGGGATGCGGGACCGGCGTCGGCGGCTGGTGCCCGCGCAGCCGGCGGGCGCGCCGGGTCGGGGCTGGTGGGGCCGCAGGTCGGCGTCGTGAGAAGCAGCGACCTCAACACCGATAGCGTCGTGTCGATCACCGTCACGGGCCAGGTCGACCACCTGTTCTTCAACGTGCCGGGTGCCGAACCGGATCATCCGCTGAAGCTCTGGGAGGCACTCAGCCCGCCGCTTCTTGGCGTGCCGATGCTGCCGGCCGGCGGCGAGCGGATCGTCGGGCGGGTGTTGGACGTGCGCGAGAACCTCCCCAACGGCGTCGTCCGGCGGACGCTCTGGCGGCTTCCATGACCCCTCGGACGGTGGGCGAGTTGGTCAAGGAGCTGTCCCGCCGAGGCGCCCTGCCGCGATGCCCATGCGGGAAGTGGCAGACCTACGTCGGCAGCTACGACCGCGACGGCTACACGCTGCGGTGCCACGGCTGCCTGCGAGCCATCGCCCGGTGCACGTGCGGATGAGCGACCCTGACCGGCTGGCCCGTGACCGGGTCGTGCGCTACTTCCTCGGTCTGACCGACGGCGAGCGGGCGGCGTTCCTGGTCGGCTTGGCGATGGCGACCGACCCCAAGCGGCTGCCGACCATGGTCGTTGCGCGCCTGATCCCGGAAACGCGAACGACCCCCCACCCGTAGGCAGGGGGTCGCAGTCCCCAGACAGGCACCCGCAACGGCCGAACCGTAGCACGGACGCCTGACAGGCTAGCTTTCGTCCGGCGGGCTATTTGGCACCGCGTAGACGCCGAGGGCGCCGAGCACGGCCAGCGCGACCGTGACGGCTTCGGTGGAGGTGATGGCGTTGTCGGACAGGGCGACCTGCAGGGCGAGCACGCCCGCGGCCACTGCCGCGACGATGAACTTGGCGACCCGCATGGGGGCCTCCTTTCAGCCGTTGTTGCCTGATGGACCGATGCAGGCGATCCCGCGGTGCCAGCGGATCAGCTTGGTCATCCCCCGTCTCCCATGGTCACCTTCCTTCTGCGGTGCCGACCGCCCAGGCGGGCAGGGCGGGCGGCAGGCGGGTCAGGATCGCGGCGGCGCCGAGGTGGGCGAGCTCGACGACCCGCTCGGCGTAGGTGCGGGTCATGGCGTCGTTGAGCTGCCAGTTGTTGGGGCGGGCCAGCTCGATCAGCCAGTGGGTGTCGTCGTGGCAGGCCCCGCAGATCCCGACGAGTGGGCCGTCTTCCGGGCCGCCCAGGTAGATCGGCCAGACGTGATGGCGTTGGCGGCGGTGTGGCCGCGGCCGGTGCCACTTGACGATGGGGCAGCGCCAGTCCGGCGGGGTGGCGAGCGTGAAATCGGTACTCACGGACTGGCCGGTGGCAGGGTCGGGGCCAGGGTGATGTTCAGGGTGCCGGAGCCGGCCAGTTCCGGGTGGCCCTTGATCTCCAGGTTGTCGGCGATGGCCTTGCCGAGCGCCTGCACCTGGTCGGGGGTGGCATTGGCGAGGTCGGCCGCGGCCGCGGTGAGGACGGCCTTCTCGATGGTGCGGACTCGGCTGAACAGCAGGTTGACGGCCTCCTCGGGCGAGGTTGTCCCGGGCACGGTCAGCGCGGCGTGGATGGCGGCGAGCTGGTCGCGATCCTTCTGCTCGAACATGTCGTCCTCCAGGGGTTGGCCGGCGAGGTACGCCGGCAACAGCACGTCGAACCACTGCCGTTTGCGGACGGCGCCCGGGCAGGACTTGCTGACCGGCGTCCAGCACGACGGGGCGCCGTGCAGCGTGTGGAACCCGTGCCCGGCCGGGTCCGCGCACGACCGTGAGCGGCGGCCCGGGATGGTCGGGTGGACGCGGCACAGCTCCCGGTGCAGCCAGATCAGGGACCGGAGCTGCGCTTGCGTCCAGAGCTGGCGATCGGGGTCGCCCTGGTCCCCCGTCTCGATCGAGATGGCGTAGCCGTTGGCGTCCAGGTTGGCGTCGGCTTGGCGGCCGGTGTCCATGAGCTGCCAGATCTGGCCGTCCACCTGATCGCCGGCGCCGCAGACGATGAAGTGGCTCTCCAGGACGGAGCGGTCGCGGAACAGCCCGAACGCGTTCTCCCCCGACCCGACGATGGAGTGGTCGATGATGGCGGTCGGGGTGATGCGGGGTTGGCTCTGCCACTCGGGCAGGTGCCGCTGCATGCCGCCATGGGGCGCGCCGGCGAAGTCGAGCAGGGCCATCAGCCCGCCTTTCTGCGGTTGTCGACCCAGCGGGCGCCGTCGTCCTGGCCCCACGACAGGCACTGCTGGCAGACCGCCCACGTGCACCCGGCCGACTCGCAGTGGTTGCGGAGCGACTTGGCGCCGCAGGACGGGCAGATCCGCGTCTTGAGCAGGCCCGCCATCACCTTCCTCCTTGCTGGCATGTCCGAACCGGTGGCAGGCCGGCCACGACCTCAATGCAGGCGCCGACGGCCCGCACCCTGACCCGCACCAGCACCTCGCCCGGCGGCCCGGGCCCGCCGCCCGGGCCGGGGTTGGTGGTCGGCGGCGCAGTCGGCCGCCGTGGCGTCTCCTGGCCCGCTGCCGGGCGCCCAGGGCCTGGCTGGTGTCCTGACACCCCGGACGACGGCACAGCGCCTCCTGTGGCCTTGGCGGTGGTGGGGGGGCCGGTGGACGGCTGCCCCGGCGTCTGCGTGGTCGACGGCGGCGCCCGGTACGCCGGCGGGCCCGGGGTGGCCGGGGCGACCTGCACCTCCAGCGCCCCCGACGCCACCGAGATGACCAGCAGCGCCGCCGCGGCGGCCATGCCGACGGCGAGCACCAGGCGGCCGTTCAGCCGGTGCCCGGCGGCGAGGCGCTCGGCGACCCGTCCGTTGGGGGTCTGCGTCATCGCCGCTCCCCCGCTTCCCGCAGCGCCAGCACGAGGCCGCGGACCTCGCCGGCGAGGCGTTCGATGTCGGCGCGGCCGGTGGCGAGGTCACGCAGCACGGCGACCTCCGCCTTGAGCGCGTCGCGTTCGCCCTCCAGGCCGAGCAGCTTGCCGTCCTTGCGGGCGCCCGCGGCGGTCAGGTCCGCGACCTCGCCGCGCAGCAACGCCAGCGTCTCCCGGATGTGGGCGGAACGCGCCACCGCCGCCGCCGCGGCGACGAGCCCGACCACGCCGAGCGCCGCCGCCGCGGTTGTCACCCAGGTCGCGAGCTGCACCTGCGGCCTCCTCGGCGGTCACGACGGCACCGGGGTCAGCCGCAGGAACGAGTCGCCGAACACCCTGGTCGCGGTCGCGTTGCTGGTGTTCTGCGCCCATTGGAGCTTGAACGCCCCGGCGGTGCCGGCCACCACCAGCAGACCCATGATCGGCACGGCCAGGGTCGTGCCGGCGCCGACGGCGCCCAGGCCCAGGGTGTCGGCGTCGGTAAAGGCCGAGTTGTTGACGGTGTTGCCGGCTGCGGTGGTCGCTGCGGTCGGGGGGATCTGCGCGGCGTAGTCGAGGGTCGCCGAGGCAGGGATGACGAAGGCGAACTTGAAGTCGCCGGTGGTGCCGCCGTCGTACAGGATCAGCCCGAGCAGGGTGTACACGGTGTTGGCCACCACCGCGAGGGTGAGCTGGTCGTCGTCCTGCAGCGTCGCTGAGCTGGTGACCGATTCGGTGGCCGTCTTGCGGACGAACAGGTCGGTCACGTCGGAGGCGCGGACCAGCCCACCAGCAGCAACAACCATCAGGGGCTCCTCATGGCACGTAGACGGCGGCCTGGAACAGCTCCACAGCCGCGCCGGTCAGGTGGGTTTTGACCACGCCGTTGACGCTGCGGGTGACGGTGAAGGTCTGCGGGGAGGTGGCGCCGGTGACGGCGGTTACGGTCATCCGCTCCCCGCCGATCAGGATGTCGAAGTCGCCATCCGCGTGGGTCCATAGCGGCCCCAGTGGGGTGGCCACGTCCACGCCGGTCTCGGTGGTGGTGAGGTCCTCCGCCAGCGTCGACCCGTCGCTGGAGTAGCGGCTGGCGTCGTACACGCCGGCCTGCCCGAACGGCGTTTCCGGGGCGCAGACGATGGCGATGCGGTGGGTGAAGTTGCCCAGCACCTCCGTGAACCCCTGCGCGAGCTGGCTGATGTCGTCGGGTGGCAGCCACGCCGGCGTGTCGGCGACGGTGAGGCGGTCGCCGACGTCGAGGTCCTGGGCGGCCAACGCCAGCGTCGACGACGCCACGAACACCGACCGGGCCAGGTCCAGGCCGAGCACGGGGTAGCGGGCCTCGTCGACGGTGCCCAGATGCAGCCGCCATCCCGCCATGTCGGGGAGCTGGCCGTCGGCCTGGAGGTTGAGGGTCACCTCTTCGTCGTAGCGGCCCACGCCGTTCGGTGGCGCCAGCACCGAGAGCGCCCCGGACTCCTTGACCGCCCGCGCCGAGGCGCCGTCGACCCGCTTACAGGTGATGTCGTTGCGGGTCTGCTGGTCGTCGTCGGTCGGCTCGATCGACGACAGGTGCTTGGCGTCGTAGTCCAGTTCGAGGAGGGCGCTCTGGGCGCACAGCGAGTCGCGGGTGCGGTAGGCCAGCCCGAGCAGGTCACGCGGCTCATAGAGGACGCCGCCGTCGGCGTCGGCGCATTCCCGCAGCAGCGCGACCAGCTCGGCGGGGAGCTGCGGCCCCATCGCGGCGGCGGCGTCCAGGTCGCCGATGCCGCGGAAGACGATGGCTTCCTCGCTGCACAGCCGCGCGACCCGGCGGCCGGCCGTCTCCCCGTTGTGGGCGTTGAGCTCCGCGGCCAGCCCGAACAGGTCGCGGATGTTGTCATGCACCGAGATGTGGCCGGCGGCGATGGTGGTGTGGTCGCCGCCGGCGTTCATCACCACCGCGGTGCACCGCGAGATCGTCTGCGTGTTCACGGTGCCGCCGGCACCGCCGATTGCGGAGGCGCCGACCTCCAGCGTCTCCAGCGCCCAGTCGATGTTGGCGCCGTTCTGCTGGAGCTCCAGGTCGACCCGCAGCAGCTTGCCGTTGACGGCGAAGTTGATCGAGCTGTTCAGCAGCTCGGTGCCGCCGGCGTCGGTGGCGATGATCCGCAGGTTCCCGGTCCCGGCCGAGTCGTAGAGGATGCTCCAGCGCTGCGCGGTGCCGCTGGTGTAGACCGCGATGATGCCCTCCTCGTCCAGCGCCCCCGCCACCGGCACCTGCATGAGGAAGAACACCTGGATCGAGCCGGTGCCGGAGTAGGCCGGGACGATCCCGGTCCACTGCGACCCGTTGAACGTCGGCAGCGGCGAGCTGCATTTGAAGCCGGTGTGGCTGGCGAGATCGGGGGTGCCGCCCTGGAACGTCATCGGCGGGCCACCGAGCGCCGACGCGAGCTCGGTGGCGCCCTCGCCGTCCTCGCACGGCCAGTACGCCTTGGGTGGCGTGGCCAGGCGGGTGTAGCCGCGGTACAGCGCCGACTTGAGCGGCGAGGCGCCCTGCCCCAGTCGGCGCAGGATCCCGGAGGCCTCCAGCGGCACATAGACGTCGCGGCCGGAGACATCCCACCGCTGCGGGAGGTCGCTGAGCTCCCCGCTGAATCTGATGTCGGGCCGGACGATGGAGGCGTCCGCGGCCAGCGTCCACACCAGGCTCTGGGCGTCGGTGAACGGCCCCGGGCCCGGCTCCTCGTCGGACAGGTTGGCGTCGGCGCGGAGCAGCGTCTCGTTCAGGCTGGCGTACATCTTGAAGGCGTAGAGGCGGCCGACCATGCCGGTACCGACGTTGGAACGGCCGATCTGGACGGCGGTTGTCGAGTCGAAGATCGAGGTGACGCCGGCGGTGGTGACGGTCGCGCCGAGCTGCGTCCAGGACCCGGTGATGGTGTCGGCGGTATAGAACTTCACGTCGTTGCCGGCGGCGCCGTTGTCCACGTCGAGGGTGACGCGGAGCGCGAGGCGACCCGACGCGGGCACGGTCACAGCGGCGGTGCTGGTCTTGGTGATGACGGCGGTCCCGTCAGCCGACCACGCGAACCTGAGGGTGCCGTCGGCTTGCTTGTAGAACGCCCAGGAGATCTGCCCGGGGGCGCCATACTTGTTGGCCAGCCCACCGAAGGTATCCCAGTCGTCGAAACGGACGTCGACGCGGATGTCGATATCGCCGGTGATGGACAGGTTGGCGCTGTCTGGGGTGGTGGCGCCGTCGAGCTCGACCGGCATGAGCAGGTACCCCGGCGGTCCCGGCGTCAGCCGCACCCGCATCGGGGTGTTGCGGCCGAGCTGCCCATAGTAGGTCCCGGTGGGGTTGCGGGGCGACAGGTTCCCCGAGCGGTTGTTGGCGGTCGCCTTGCACACCGACCGCTCGACCTCGCTGCCCTCCCCCGACCGGCCGCGGGTGACGACCAGGTCGTCGCGGCCGTAGACCAGGGTGGTGAGGTTGGTCCAGGCGCCACTCAGGTAGAGCTCGGCGGTGATGCCGAGGGGGGTCGCGGGGAACGTCACCGGGGGCCCCGCAGCGCCAGCCAGCAGCGGCGCCACCATGGCAGCCCCGCGGCCTCGATGCGGAACAGCAACCCGACCAGCTCCACCTTGGAGGCCTTGCCCCAGCCGGGATGGCGGGCGAACGCCTCCAGCAGCTCCCGCACGTCGCGGGCGTCACGGCTCATTCCTTCGTTGCGGCTGGCCGCCTCGGCGTAGCAGCCGGCGATCCAGCCGGCCTCCCATTGCGGGCCGCGCTCGCGGAACTGCTCGCGGGTGGGGATGATCGGCGTGGTCATCGGCCGCTCCCCAGCGCGACCTGCACGTTGCCACCGAGGGACCGGATCTCCTTGCGGAGCGGGTCGACCAGCACCCGGCCGAATTCCTGCCCGCCGATGTGGATGTTGAGCACCAGCGGCCCGCCGCCGCCCAGACCACCGCCCGGCAGCGGCCCGTTGCCGGGCGTCCTGTGCAGGGGCACGACCGCCTCCGGGCCGGCCTCCCCGAGCAGCGCCATCGTGGGCCGCCGCACGATGCCGCCGTGCTGCGCGACCCCGAACGGTGAGCCGCCGGTCGAGCCGACACGAGGCGGAGCCACCCCTGACCAGCTCGCGGTGAAGCTGAGGTGCTTGCCGTGCATCCGGTCGATCGCGGCCTGGGCGTTGCGGGCGTCCCGCTGGATGGCCTGCAGCTCCCGCCGGGCCGTCTCCTTGAGCTGCCGGCCGAACGCCACCATGGCGTCGCCGGCGTGGCCGGTCCCGCCCGACAGCCGGTCGACGACGTTGACGGCGTGGCCACCAGCGGTGATGAAGCTGGCGAACCCCGAGATGAGCGAGTTCAGCTCTTCCTCGGCCCGGAGCCACCCGAGCGTCAGGTAGGCGGTCACGCCAAGGAGGACGTTCAGCACGTCTTTCAGCTTGATACCGCTGGTAGAAGCCCGGTCCACGGAAGGTACGAAGATGCTGTTGAGCACCTGGCCGACCAGCTTGATGCTGTCCCGGTTCTGATCGAACCAGTCGCGCAGGGAACGCAGTTTCTCCTCCGCCCCGGCGATCGCCCCAGGAAGCCGCTCCTGAACCCATCCGACGAGCGCCTGAATCGCCGGGGTCAGCGCGGTCGCGAGCTTCTCCTTGACCTCGGAGATCATCGACGACAGGCCCTTCTGCGCCTCGGATGCGTCCTTGCCGCCCTTGGCCCATGCCGCCTGGGCGTCCTTGGACTTCTCCAGGATGAGCTCCTGGGTGGCGATCGCCTCGGCCTGCTGGAGCGCGGTGCCGGTCAGGTCCTGCTGGCCCTTCTCCAGCAGCCGCCCCTGTACCTCGGCCTCGGTGATCGAGATGCCGAGCTCCTTGAGCTCCTCGCGTTCGCCCAGCATCGCCTTGCTGAGCGACCTGGAGACCTCGTCGACCGACTTGGTGCCGCCGGTCCACTTGCTGAGCGCGCCGGCCAGGCCGACCACGTCGGTGGACATCTTCGCGGCCTCGGACCGGGTGAACCCCATGGGGATGAGCAGGTCGGCGAAGCTGGCGGCCAGCCCGACGGTCTCGCGGCGGCTGAGGCCGAAGGCGCGCTTGTTGGCGTCCGCCCACCGGCGCACCAGCGGTAACTGGCCCGCGAACACCATGCGGGCCTTCTTGTCGAGGTCCTGGATGCGGAACCCGAGCTCCCGCATCGCCTTGGCGCCGGCGACCACGCCGACACCGGCGAGCAGCGGCGCCAGCTTGGCGCCGAAGCCGTGCACCATGCCGCGGATCGGGCCGAACCCGGCGGAGATGCCGCCGTGGAGGCGCTTGGAGAACCCGCGGCCGGCCTTGTCGCCGGCGGCGCCCATGTCGCGGACGATGCGCCTGCTGGGGCCGGTCGCCTGGTCTTCCGTTTTTACGACGATCTCGACTTCGTTGCTAGCCAAGGCCGGGCACCCCCTCGGGCGGGGCGCCGAGCGCCTCGATGTTCAGCAGCCGCAGCAGCTCGGCGTCCTCCTCGAGCAGTTGGCTCGGGAGGCAGCCGAACCGCTCGCAGGTGCGGAGGATGAGCCGCGCCATGACTAGCTCGCCCGGCTCGGCGACAACGGTTCCATCGGGAGCGGTGGCACCGCCGACGGCCCGCCAGCGGATGATGTCGCTGGTAAAGGGGCAGGCGGCTGCGTCACCGCCTGGAACCACACCCGCATGATGTCCATGACGAAGTCGGCATCTTGGGTGCGCACGCCCTCCAGGGTCGCCGGCACCGGCTGGCCGTCCTCGCCCTCGACGTTCCACTCGACCAGGACCTCGGCGAAGCCCTCGAACAGCGCGGTGACCTTGGCCACGTCCTCGGCGGTGGGCTCGTCGTCGGTGCCCATGGCCAGGAAGCCCATGAACTCCAGCAGCCCGCCGACGCTGGTCGAGCGGACCTTGACGACCAGGCCCTCCAGTTCCTCGTCCTCGAACCGGAGCCGGTAGACCCGCCGCTTGCGGACGTAGCCGCTCATACCCGAATGTCCGTTATGCCCATGTTGGGACGGTTCCGTCCGCCAGGACGCCCGGCGCCTGCCAGGTGAGCGCGCCGTTCTCGGCGCGGGTGAGCTGGTAGTCGGTGAACAGCACCTCGTTGGGGAGGGTCTGCGCGGCGACGACCAGCGTCACGGTTCGCGCCACCGACGTCGACGGCACGGTCCGGAACACCGCGTGCGAGCTGGTGGTCGCGGCGGGGTTGAACACCCCGTTGAGGCCGATCGAGAAGTCCGCCAGCAGCAGCAGCCGCTCCTTGGCCGACTTGTCGATGCCGGTGACGTCCTGCTCCTCCCGGGGGGTCGACAGCTCCCAGTTGGTGATGTCGTTGCGGATGTCGCGGGCGGTGCCGCCCGAGTCGTCCACGCTCAGCGTGGTGATCGCCAGGCCGGTGCTCTTGGCCATGCCTTGCCTCCTTGTCTACCGCCGCTGCATCCCGTCCGGCACGGCGTATGGGACCTGGAGCCCTGGTACGGCCGAGCGCTTGATCACGGCCTCGCCGAGCCGCCAGATCGCGATGAGGTCACCACGAATCCACAGCGGGTCGGGCCGCGCGGGGTCGTCGCGGATGGCGAGCTGGCGGACGCCGCCGTCGGGTTCCTCGACCACCTCGGCGACCTCGCCGCTGATGCCGCTGAGCCCGTTGACGAGGTCCAGCGTGATCCGGTCGCCGATCTTGACGCCGAGCCGTGGGTACTCCATCAGCCCTCCACCCTTCTCCTAGTCGCGTCCAGGCTGGTCTGCATGTCGTCGATCCAGTCCTCGGGCCGGATGTGGACCCGAGCCGGGTGGCCGCGGGGGTCGCCGCGCCAGTCGCCGCCGCGGACCACCAACAGCGGGTCGCGCTCCAGCGGCACCTGGTGGGCCTGGAAGCAGGTCTGGCCGGGCTCGAAGATGAACACTGTCAGCTCGGCCTCGCGGTGGGAGGTGAACCGCCGGCCGGCCTCGCGGCGGATGTAGTGCGCCTGCCGCTGGCCCAGCTCGGTGGCCTCGTCGACCTTCGTCACCCACCCGCCCGCCTGGTAGGTGCACTCGGCCTCCTCGCAGGTCCCCGGCCGCCAGTGGGTGGCCAGCGGCGCCAGCGCCGCGTAGGTCTGCATCGCCGCTGCGGGCAGCGCGGGCTCCACCCGGTGCAGCGCCATCAGTAGGCCACCGCCGTCAGGTTGCGGGTGAAGACCACGGCGAAGACGGCGTTGCTGAAGGTGCCGGAGGTGATCGCCCGCAGGTAGCGCCGCACCGTCGCCGTGCGGCCGCCCTCCAGCCGCTGGCTGGTCTGCCCCGTCGCCGCGGTGAACGCCCCACCGGTGAGGTTGGCGAAGGCGGCGTCGTCGGCGGAGTCCTGCAGGGTCACCGTCACGCTGGTCCCGGTGAACGCGAACACGTGCAGGAACGCCTGCCACCCGAACGCCGTCGACACGTCGGTGTGGTCGACGCTGGCGCCGTTGGTCGGCGCCCCGTCGGTACGCTTGCCGGCCGTCAGCGACCGGCCCCACTCCAGCCCGAACCCGTTGGCCAGGGCCTGCACCTTGAACGTCAGCGAGCCGTCCTCGCCGCGGGTGCCGTCGTAGTTGATCTGCTTGGCGACCAGGCTGGCGGCTTCCCCGCCGAGGGTGGTGCCGCGGAAGTAGCTCACGATCCGGTCGGTGGTCGGCAGCCCCTTCAGCGCGGCGTGCTCCTGGAGGGCGGAGGGGTTGAAGAAGCTGGTGAACTCTAGGCCGCCGTCGCGCAGGCCGCCCAGGCGCTCCATGGCGCTCTTGTCGATCGCGGTCACGCCGAGCGCCGCCGGCCCGCCGCCGATGGTGTCGATGGCGCCCACGTCGCCGGACAGGTCGAACCCGTCGACGTAGCAGTTGTCCCCGAGGCCCGTACTCTTAGGCACCCTTAGCAGCCCCTTTCTAGACAGTCTCGGGGACCAGCTATACTTTGCGTATGGCCAGATGCGTCCCGGGCTGCACCTGCAAGCGGCACCAGAAGATCGGCACGGCCTGCCCGCCTGGGTGTGCGTGCGCCCGCCATGCCGTGACCGACCAGCACCGCAGGCGGATAAGCGAGGCAAAGCGCGGCCGGCCGCTGTCCGCTGAGCACCGCGCAGCCCTGGCCTGCCTGCCGGGCTGCACATGCGCCAAGCACGAGCTGCGCAACGCCGGGCAGTTTCAGAAGGGCGGCGCCGGGTTCACCGGCAGGCACACCGAGGCCACGAAACAATTGCTGAGCGAGATGGCCACCACGCACGGCATGACCGGAACGCCCACGCACGTGACGTTCTGGTCGATGTGGAGCCGCTGCACCTCGCCGGGCAACGCGAGCTGGCCCCGCTACGGCGGCCGCGGCATCGCCGTCTGCGACCGCTGGCGGTCTTTCGAGAACTTCCTGGCCGACATGGGACCACGTCCGAGTCTTGACCACTCGCTTGATCGCATCGATGGCGATGGCAACTACGAGCCGGGCAACTGCCGCTGGGCGACCCGCGAGGAGCAGAACGCCAACCGTCGCGACCCCGGAGGATGGGACACCCGGAGGCGACGTCAGTAGCGCCATCGCCTACACCTCTGCCTGGATGGGGGTGAGCTGGTCGCCGAGCGCCCGGCGGTGCTGGTGGGTCACCACATGGGAGACGCCTGCGCGGGGGTCGCGGGCCAGCCGGCGGTGCACGTCGGTGGCCAGCGCGACCCACTCCGGCGGCAGCGTCTGGTACTCGTCGTCGTGGACGCTCACCCGGGCGCGGGACGCGCTCACCGACGGCTGGTGGTGCGCGTAGGCGGCCATGGACCGGTACCAGCGGACCACCGTCCCATCCAGCACGGTCGGGGTGGCCACCACCACGGGTTGCTCAGCCATCGCTGTCTCCTACGGGGCCTGCGCCCACAGGTCGGACACGATCAGGGGGAGGGTGATCACCACGACGCGGTACAGCTTGCGGTCCTGCTCGAGGTAGCCGGCGTCGGCCTGCAGCGGGTCGCCGTGGGCGCCGAGCAGGTCGACGTTACGGACCAGCCCGCCGAGGTCGAAGTCGCTGGAGTAGGCCGCCATCAGCGCGTCGACCGCCGTCATGATGTTGGTGTCGATGGCGTCCTGGGGCTCCTGCAGCATATTCAGGTACACCCGGACGCTGAGCTCCAGCCGGGCGCTGGTGGCGGCCAGCCCGGAGGCGGCAGCGACCGGGCGGAGGTTCTGCACCCAGATCGCCGCCGAGACGCCGTTGCCGGGTGCCGCCTTCGGCTCGTGCTTGTTGACCCGGTCGAAGTGACCCAGCGCCAGCGCGTGGCTCTCGACCGCGGCGAGGATCGCGGTGGCGCCGAGGGTCATCAGCGGCCTCCGCCGAGGTCGGCGACTGCCCGGTCCAGCAACCCCTGCACGAGCTCACCGCACCGCTTGCGCAGCCGCCCGCGGGTCAGCTTGAACATGCGGTAGCCGGGGAACCTGGTTGACTGGTTCCGCGACGAAACCCCTTCCAACCAGGGCCCATACAGCACCTCCGGGTAGTCGGTGATGATGGTCCGTCCCTTGGCGAAGTCCCGGACGACGATCGCGCCGGCGGTCGCCCCGGTGGGATGGCGGGGCTTGCTGGTGGCGCGCTTGCGGAGCTCGTCGCGGCCGGCCTCGGCGACCAGCTTGGTGGCGTCGTCGAAGAACTGCTGGAGGATCGCCGGGCCGCGGCCTTCCATGAGCGGCCCCGCGACGGTCACGTACGCGGTGATCCTGGTGGCCACCGGCTACACCGCCCTGGACCTGGCC